CACTAATTTTGTCAATTAATGTAAACTTATCGACATCAATATTTTCTGTTAATGAATTATTTTTTAAAATGTTATAAAAAGCTTTAACGAAACTTGTATTATAAATAGAAGTATCCATAACAGAACCTAATAAGTCCTTTTGTTGTTTGGCATCCAATTGCTTAAAGGTAAGATTCTTCTGTAAAGAAGGAACCCAAGCATCAATAATGAAACTTTCTGATGCTTGATTTAAAGCTTCTAGTGCCTTATTAAAATCCATTAAATTGTTTTCCATAATATACTATTTAGATAAATCTTGTCCAAATTCAACTGCTAAATCTTTGACAGCACCACTAAAACCAATAGAATCTTCAGGCGCAACACTACTTGAATTATCTTCTTGTTTCTTATTTTGTTCTTGTATAATAGTCATAAACATCTTTCTTTCCGAATCAGAAATAGTTAAAACATAATTTGGTGGTAATTTGCTAACGGCCAAATAATAAATTTCTGTAAATAAAGATTTTAAATCATAAGAAAGAAACATTTTAATGTGCTCTACAAAATTTAAATTATAAATACTAAATTTATAATCTTTAAAAAAAGAAACATCAAACATATCAGATTCAATTAATTTTTTAATTGCATCAATAATATTTTTTTCCATTTTATTTTTTAATATTATTGGAAATTTATCAAAAAGTTTTAATTTTTCTTCTGTATTAAGGTTATTCCATAGTATTTTATTGTCATTTATTTTTATATATTCGATAAATTCAAATAAAGAATTGTTAAAAACATAATATTCTTTTTTTTCGTTTAATAATAAATTATTAAAAGTAGAAACCGAATTGATATTAGGCCAATTTAATTTCAACTCTATACTTTTTTCTGTTAATATAGAATTGTTTTTATCTTCAAAATAATTTGAAGCATTATATAAGTTTAAAAGATAACTTTTTAGATTTATTTGTATTTTGGTTTTTGCTTTATTTTCATCTTTTAATAAAAATTCAATAGTAGATCCAACACTTATAGATCTTAATTTAACCAAAAATAAAACATATTCAATTATATTTATTTTATAAAATTCTTCTTTATCTTTTACACAATTTAAAATGACACTTAAAATAAATTTATGATAATCATAAAGAGAATCTTTATTATTTGAAAAACTTAAATTAGCCTTTGCAATTAATAATTGTTCTTGTGTATTGATCTCTCTAAAGTCTATTTTACATTTAGTGTAAGGTAGATCTACACTATAATTGTAATAATCCATTCAATAATTTAAGGTAAATTGATAAAATATCCACTATTACCATCTAATACAGCATATTTATCATACACAAACTTAACATCCGAATATCTCAAACCTTCTTCATTATAAGAATAAGTTTCTCCACCCAAAGATATAGGAGCAGCATTAAAAAACTTATAAATTTTTCTTATACCCATGGCATTTCCATATCCAGTTTTAGCATACATGACAACATCTATTTCTGCCTTTACGTTTCTTGGAGAATCTTGTGATCTAGCGATTAAACCATTGTAACCAACCATTACAGTCCACGGTCTAATGATAAAATCTAAAAAGGAAGCATTCGTTTCAAGCATTGTAATTGTCAAAGGCTCATATTTATTTCTGCTATTAGCTGTTGCTGGTGCTAAAAAACCACCATAATCTAACCCTTGATTGCTTGCTTCAATGGTTTCGCTTGGTAAAGCAACCTGTCTAGCAAATACACAACCCATCATATTGTCGGATCTTGCTTGTAATCCACCATCAATTAAAAGGTTTACTACATCACCATTATAAGACCATATAGACTGTTCTCTACTCCTAAGAGATTCTTGTATGTTAGAAAATAGATTAGTAACTCTATTAAAATGGATTGTTACCATCCATTGAGATGCTAATGCAACGGCTGTAGGCCATGAGCCTAATAGCTCTAAATAATATTCGTAAGGACTTTGTGGTTGCAAAGAAGGCATAATAATACTTATGCCCTAGTAGAAAATTATCTAACGATTGTTTCTCCGGTTAATCTCCAGAACTGATAAGCAATAGTTGCTTGTTGTTCAAGAATTTCACCAGCAGAAGTAAGATTTACTGTTAAATCATTTACAGCTTGGCAATATGCACCATATAATGTATATTCTCTTAAAGGTGTTCCTTGTTTATCTAAAAGAACCAATACGATTTGTCCTTGTACGTCTTTGCTAGGAATATTATAAGCACCAGTACTTAAACGATCATCGAAGATATACTTTGTCCAATCTTCAAATTTTCTAAGAATGCTAAGATCAGAAGGGACTCTGAATGTAATTTGCCAACCTTGGCTGTTTGGATAGTTTGCGGTTCCGGGAACATTGAACGAAAGCCCCATGAAAGGAACAGGAACGTTTGTAATTGCTCTTCCGGGCAATGTTGTTGAAGTTACATAAAGCAACTCTTGTTGTGTAAAGTTGTTTCCACCTAATGCAAGAACTCTAAATAGATTCTGCCTCGCAAAATCTTTTACAATTGCTGCATCGTAGAAGTTTTCTATACCTTGTGTGTCGAATAATCCAGCCATAATCTTATTAATATTTATCTTAAAACTTTATATTTTAAGATTGCCCTCCTGCAATCAACTCGGAGAAGTTAACTCCAGTTCTTGTTGCGATGAAGTCAGCCAAGATAAACTCAGCGGCTCTTACTGGTTGAATGTATATAGATACTTTCAACTCATTGTTATCGATTACATCAGGTGTATTGTTTGTTGTGTCACAAACAACCAGATAATCATAACAACCTTCATTAATTTTTGCTTGATCGAATAATGGTGTTAATGCACCTTTTAAGCGATTTCTTGTTGCAAAACTATTTGGTTCAAATACAAAGTATTTAAGTAATTTTTGTGTAGATTTCTCTAATGTCAAGAAAAGTCTACGAACATTGATTCTATCAAATGCTGATGGTTTACGATAGAGAGTTTTTTGACCATAAATTACAAATCCATCTTGATTGAAAAATGCAATAGGATTGACATTTATCTTATAAAGAAGATCTCTTTGCTTTTGTGTTGCATTTACACCAATATCCAATACGTTTGTTAATGTTCCTCTGTTAAATCCAGCAGGAGCAATCCATGGATATGTTGTTTGTGATGATTTAGCGATTATTGCTGTGGCATATCCAGAAGATGGAAGCCATACACCTTTTCCTGACCATGGATCATTGGCTTTTAACCAGTTACCATATGTTGCAACATAACTACTTTGAATGTTATTATATGTATTATTTAAAGGCCAATATATGTTATTAGAAAATACATAATTTTTCTTTGAAGAAATTTTAGCATTTTGACCTCTTACAAATATTTGCCTAAGAGGATCGGATATAAATAAATGATCTCTTCTTGCATCAGCAAAATCCACAAATCTTTGTGTAATTGACTGATATGCTTCAAGTGTCACTCCTGATGGAACAACATTTACTTGATTATTACCAATACCAGCTACATCATCTATATCAAATGGCGTATAATTTTCATCAAATGTATATCTTGATGTACCATCTTCTGTTTTTTGAGCTACAGCAGTAGCCCAAATTGTTGATAATCCTGCATCAGCAATAACATCAATGTTTGTTGTATCATCATTTGCTAAAACATCTAAAAATCTTTTAAGTTTTAAATCAACTTTACCAAGATCTTTATTGTCTAATGAATTTTGTTCAATGTAAACCCCTGTTGAATATCCTTTTTTAGCAATACCATCAACAACTACACCCTTTGCTGGATCACCATCTGGTTTTGTCCAATCGCCTTGTGTAGAAATATAAGGATTTGTTATACATTTAATGTTTGGGGATTTATTGTTTACAACTGTATCTAAGAAGAATGAAACAGCTATTCCCGCATTTTGATTATTTTGAGTTCTATTTGAATATAAAGAACCAGCATAACCTTCGGCTACAAAATAATCTAATTTGATAGTATCTTCTGCATATTGTGTAGATTTAATTTTAAAAAGCATTAAAACAAGACTATCTTTAAATGAAGGTGTAGCAAAACCATATTCAATAGGATATTGTTCTATGATTTTAGATAAACTATCTTTCTGATAAGCTGATGCACTTTGTGTTAAAGTAAAATTAAGCCTTGTTTGAGGCACAGTTACAAAATCTTGAATCAATTCATTATTACCATTTACGGCATTAAGTGCTTGAATTGCATTATACGGTTCAGATGGATTGAAGTTAGGGG